ACCGGTGGTGACGGCCAACCATTGTTCTCGGCTTCGCACCCATTGGTTTCTGGTGGCACGAACTCGAACATCCCAAGCACTCCTGCTGATTTGAACGAAACGTCGCTTGAAGCGGCTGTAATTCAGATCGCAGCGTGGACGGATGAACGTGGCCTGCTCATCGCGGCTAAACCGCGTAAGCTCGTCGTACCGCCAAGCCTGATGTTTGTTGCTACTCGCTTGCTCGAAACCGAACTTCGCGTTTCGACTGCGGACAACGACATCAACGCAATCAAGTCGAACGGCTCGATCCCAGAAGGATACGCTGTAAACCACTTCTTGACCGACACGGATGCATGGTTCTTGACCACAGACGTGCCAAACGGTCTGAAGCACTTTGTTCGTACTCCAATGAGCACGGGCATGGACGGTGACTTCGATACTGGTAACGTACGTTACAAGGCTCGTGAGCGTTATTCGTTCGGCTGGTCAGACCCTCTGGGTATGTACGGCAGCGAAGGCGCAGCCTAATAGTTTCCCCGAGAGCGTAGCTCAAGGGAACGGGGGGAAGGGAGGAGAGAAATCTCTTCCCTTCTTTTTTATATATGCTATATCTGCGTTACTAGGGATATTATTCGTACCGACCGGCCCAGCGGACTTAGTAGAGACGGTACGTACGAGTGCTACTACACAGGAGATAAATCATGGCTAATACCACATTTAACGGTCCAGTTCGTTCTGAGAACGGCTTCCAAACAATTTCGATCAATGGCACGACTGGCGCGGTTACTGTTACCGGCACTTTTGGCGCTGCTACTTCGGTAACTTCTTTGGCAGCAACCACAATAACGGCAACCGGCAACATCACGGCTGACAGCGCTACTGGGCTTGTCGCTGGTGGTGCTTCTGCATTCATTGCAACCAACGTCGCTGCTGGTATGGGTATGTACATCGGTTCAGGCGCTCCAACTATTGCGGCTGCTAAGGGTTCGATTTACCTGCGTAGCGACGGTAGCTCGACTTCGACTCGCTTGTACGTTTCGGACGGCAGCACCACTTGGATTGCCGTAACTACTGCATCGTAATCGGTAACAACCTCTAAGAAGGAGAATACTGATGGGTATGCAATTTGATGTCAAATCCACTCATGCCGCCGATGACGGCCTTATGGTCGGGTACCGTACGCGTTTAAAAGGTGCGGTTATTTTTCCGTTCACCAACGCAACCGGTTATTCTACGTTTGTGAACGATGTGTCTATGTCGGGTACTTATGCTCGGTCCACTACAACGGCGACGATTACCGTAGCCAACCATGGGCTACGTACCGGTCAATGGGTCTACCTCGATTGGGATTTAACGGATAACCCGTATCAAGTCACTGTAACTGGTACCAACACGTTCACTGTAACTGTGACTAACAGCGGCGCGACCAGCGGTAACGTCACGGTGTGGGGTGAGGTATTAACGCAAGCAGACGCTTCGGACCAAACAGCCTATAGCGTAGTTATTCCCGGCGAAGGTATTTTGGCGGAAAACGGTATCCGGGTGTTCCTCGGTGCGAATATCCACTGCACCATTTTCTACGGGTGATATATGCAGCAGGAAAAAAGCTACGACTTAGCTGGTAAGAGCATCTTCATTGCTCTTCCAGCGTACGACTTCAAGGTATCCTTGAAGCTAGCTGTTTCTCTTGCTCGCTTTGCGCAACAGGCTGCGCAGCATGGGATTGATATTCAGATCGGCAGCATTTGTGGTTGCTCTGTTGTTTCTCGTGCGCGCAACCTGCTGGCGCAGGACTTGCTGGAGTCGAACTGCGACTACCTAATGTTCATCGACTCGGACATTAACTTCGAGGCCGACGATATTTTCCGCCTTATGGCGTGGGGCACAGACCCCAAAAAGGGCATCGTCGCTGGTGTCCCGCGCACCCGCAGCGAAACCAAAACCTACATCGCTACGCTTGACCATGACGAAAATGGCGAACTCACCATGAATGGCATGGGTCTCGTACGTGCGAAGCGCGTGGCGACTGCCTTTATGTTGGTGCGTCGTGAAGTCTTTGAACAGATGGAAGCCGCCCATCCGGAGTGGAAATATTATGACACACGCACGGATCGTATGCTCACTGCGATGTTTGATTTCGAAGTTACGTCGGAAGGTTACATGGGGGAAGACTTCCTCTTCTGCGACCGTGCACGTGAACTCGGTTTCGACGTCTGGATCGACCCATCAATCTCGTTAGGTCACATGGGCGTACAGGAATATACCGGTAACTACGGACAAGACATCCTATATCCGATGGTTGTCCCCGCACAGAAGGATGCAGCATAATGGGTATCAAGTTAGGTGACATTTCGCCGCTCGCAGGGGCGCTAACCGGTAAGGGCATGTTCGGTAAAGGTATGGCCAAGCTGGCCGACTCGGGTATGGGTATGCTTCTTCCTATGTCGTACCTCGCTAAAAGCGCCCGCGACAAAGACGAAGAGAAAGAGAAAGAGAAAGAGAAAAAAGGCACCCGTCCCATGGTAGGCGAAGAAAACGAGCCTACGATGCGTAAGGGCGGCAAGGTCAAGAAAATGGCCAAGGGTGGCTCAACTGCTTCCAAGCGTGCCGACGGCTGCGCTACCAAGGGTAAGACGAAAGGACGTTTTGTCTGATGGCTAAGACTCCGGCTTGGACACGCAAAGAAGGCAAAGCGAAGTCTGGCGGGCTGAACGCCAAGGGTCGTGCGTCTTACAATAAAGCCAATCCGGGTAAGCCCGGTCTCAAGGCACCGCAGCCCGAAGGTGGTCCGCGTAAGAAGTCATTCTGCGCTCGGATGTCCGGGATGAAGAAGAAACTCACAAGTAAGAAGACTGCGAATGATCCTAACAGCCGCATCAACAAGTCACTCCGGGCTTGGAAGTGTTGACATGGAGATGATGATATGGAACATCGCACTAAGCGCAACGGTGGCAATCATGGGCTTCTTGTTTAAAGGCAAGATCGACGAATTGGATCGTCTCGGCATCCTACTCAACAAAACCCGTGAAGAAGTGGCACGCGACCATGTCACTCGGTCAGAAGTAAACATAATGGTCGATAGGCTGGGTGACCGGTTTGATAAGGCATTTGAACGCCTTGAAGCTAAAGTAGAAGAGATAGGAAGGACAAAGCTATGAAATATCGTTCCGGTGGTTCAACACCTCCAAAACCCCCACAACCAACTGCTGCCGAGCGGGCAGCGGATGCTAAGTTCCGTAAGTCTATAAAAAACCTCAAGCCTACACCAGAACAGGCCGCAGCTATCGGTCGTGCAAACCGTTCGAGCGGCTACGCAAAAGGCGGTAAGGTAAAGAAGATGGCCTTTGGTGGTACGTCCCTCCCGTCGAGAGTTGCAAGTAGTCTAAACAAAACTCTTAAGCCGCGGACTCCAGCTATAATAGGTCCCTCTGCCAACAAAGCTAACGCCATAGCGAATAGCGATAAGTTGCAGCAGGGAGCCGCCGCAAAAGCGGCACAGGCAAGCTCCACTGCTTCTGCTCCAGCACGGACACCGACAAATATTGGGCGGCTGAATATGGGGCACGCAAAAGGCGGCAACGTAAAGAAAATGGCTATGGGTGGTATGCCCGCTGGCGCATCCGCTACTACGACCGCAAGGCCAACAACTACTGCGGCAAAACCCGCTGTTTCAAGCTCAGGGCCAATTACCCGCGAAAATCTTGCGGCACGAAAGGCAGCAAACACTGCGGCTAAAGCTGCGCGGGGTAACATCACGGGCACTGCCGCAGCAGCCTCTGCTCCAAAATTAGGGCCAATCACCAGAGAGAACCTTGCAGCACGGAAGGCAGCAAACACTGCGGCTAAAGCTGCGCGTGGTAACACCACGGGTATGGCAAAAGGCGGTAAGGCAACTAAGTTCGGTAAGGCTCTCGTCAAGAAGTCTGCTGACACTAAGGGCCGTGCAATGATGAAGAAGGCCGGTGGTGGTAAGTGCTACGCTTCAGGTGGCTCAGTCTCCTCTGCCTCTAAGCGTGCTGATGGTTGCGCTGTAAAGGGTAAGACCAAGGGCAAGATGCTGGCTCGTGGCGGGAAAACCTGCTAATGCGCGCTTGTCGGGGTATGGGAGCCATAAACCCTTCCAAAATGCCGGGTAAAAAGACAATCCGTCGTAAGGATAACCCCGACGAGGTGGCTGTGTATGCTAAGGGCGGTAAGGCGAAGCTTGACATCTCCAAAGCGATCAAGAAACCGGGCGCACTCCGTGCGCAGCTTGGCACTCCTAAGGGAAAGAAAATCCCAGCAGGGAAACTTGCAAAAGCCGCCAAGGCCCCCGGTAAGCTAGGTCAACGTGCACGGTTTGCGCAGATGCTTAAGGGCTTCAAGAAGAAGTAATGGCCCGGTCGGACGAACCCAAGTGGAAACGCATTGTCGCCAGTGTAAAAGCTGGCGACAAAGGTGGCAATCCGGGGCAATGGTCCGCGAGAAAAGCTCAGCTTGCTACGCAGCGGTACAAGAAGTCTGGCGGTGGCTATAGCGGCCCAAAGACAGAAGCACAGAAATCCTTGACCAAATGGACCAAGGAAGACTGGGGAACCAAGTCGGGCAAGCCGTCTACGCAGGGCAAGAAAGCTACGGGTGAGCGCTACTTACCTAAGAAAGCACGTGAGGCTTTGAGTTCGCAGGAATACTCTGCTACAAGCAAGGCGAAGCGCGCAGGTATTAAGGCAGGCAAACAGTTTGTTAAGCAGCCGAAGGCCATAGCGAAGAAGGCAGCTAAATACCGATGACCACTAGCGGAACCAGCACATTTAACCTTAACCTCAACGACTTAGTCGAAGAGGCTTTTGAGCGTTGCGGGGCTGAGCTTCGCACGGGTTATGATCTGCGCACTGCGCGGCGTAGCCTCAACCTGCTTACCATTGAGTGGGCTAACCGTGGCATTAATCTGTGGACCATCGAGCAGGGGTCGATCCCTATGGTTCAGGGGCAGATTGTCTATGACCTACCTGTAGATACCATAGACCTACTTGAGCATGTCGTGCGCACCCAGACTGGGGAGCAGCAGACCGACATCACCATCAACCGGATTAGTATCGACACATACTCGACTATTCCAAACAAGAACGCGCAGGGTCGGCCTATCCAAGTGTGGATCAACCGCCAGTCAGGTGCAGACTATCCGGTTACTGGTGTGAAAGAACCGCAGATTAACGTCTGGCCAGCCCCAGACCAGAGTAACTATTATACCTTTGTTTACTGGCGCTTGCGCCGCTTACAGGATGCTGGTGATGGTGTTACTACGCAAGATATACCGTTTAGGTTCCTCCCTTGTTTGGTGGCTGGTCTCGCGTATCACCTATCCCTAAAGGTTCCCGGCGCGCTTGAGCGCTCTGCTGGGTTGAAGATGCAGTACGAAGAACTCTGGCAACAGGCTGCTGATGAGGACCGTGAGAAAGCGCCATTGCGCATCGCACCTCGTCAGTATTTCCGGTGATTTGTGCCTAATCGGTTTGCATCTGGTAAATGGGCAATCGCCCAGTGCGACCGCTGTAACTTTCGGTACAAGCTGAAGGAACTCAAGCGGCTCGTCATTAAGACCAAGAATGTCAACATCCTTGTGTGCCCCACTTGCTGGGAACCAGATCAGCCCCAGCTTCAGCTAGGTATGTATCCCGTGGATGACCCACAGGCGTTGCGAGACCCACGCCCAGACAACAGCTACTACCAATCGGGCCTTAACCCGAACAATAACCCAAGTGACGGTAGTCGCATAATCCAGTGGGGTTGGAACCCTGTAGGACTAAATGATCCTTTGGGTTTATTTGGTCTTCCAAATACGCTATTAGGCA